ATGAAGTATTATGAATCGTTTCACAATGGTTTATCTTTTACAACTGACTTTGCCAAAGCACAATATAACAATTTTGACTCTTGGGGACAATTTTGTGCGGATATCTTGAATTATAAGATTTCTCGTATAATGTTGTACCGTTTTATTAGTATGTACTTGTTGAATTTAATTCAGCAATTATATTTGAACTGTCATCGTATTTGTTTTGCTTTTATTCTTTATTTTCTATTTTGCTTGATGCAACCTGCTTTCTTTTATATTATTTTACTTATTTGGTTTATATTTTATTATGTGAATTATAAAAAAGTTTTTGATGTAAGAATTTTAGTAAGTTGTATTATCTTCATTGCAAGTTTATTTTCAATTGAGCGCTTATTTACATTGTGTTTATTTCCTTTTGTTTTATTAGGATTGACATTTATTGTTGATAGGCGTTTAGAAAAACTCAAGATTCAAGAAGCTTATATCTCAAGGAGAAATGTTATCCAGAATTATTATTATTCTCGGATGGCGTTTTATACTGCTTTGAGTTGCTCTGGATTAATTTCCATTTTATTCATATGTAGTAAAATATGTGTGATATTTTTTGGAAAGAGTATTGAATCTAAACGTGACGTAGCTACTGAATTGTATCTACCTGAATTCAAGAAGACCAATAGTGATGACAAGATTAGATATCATTTCATTGCACGACCTGATCATACTGCTGATACAACTACACGACGAAACGCTATGGACTATATTAGTAAGAAATTGTTGATTGTTCAAGTACAAAATCGTGATGGTTTCTTTCAGCAAGTGAGTGGAATTCCAATGGGTTCAGAAGTTTTATTACCTGCTCACGCTATTCCATCTAAGGGATTATTTGATGTGACTATTTGTGCTGATCCTTCGAAACGCACTTCTGAATATAAGTCACTTCAAATCCCTCAAGATTCTTATCGTCAGTTACGATCTCGTGATGGTCGTTTAGTAGATTGTGTTCTTTTGAATATTGCTAACATGCCAACTCAAGCTGATTTGTCTCGATACTTTACAGGAGGTCAACAACCTCTTGAAGGTCCTGGACAAGAAATTTATAAGATGATAGATGGTTCATGTGAAGTAATTGATTTACGTCTCTCTACTCCTGGGTGGTTAGAGACTATATCATATCCTACTGAACGCGGTACTTTTAGTAAATATCCTGTGTTAAAGTGTACTTCCCAATTTAAAGTTTCTGAAGAAGGAATGTGTGGTTCTCCTATCGTTTCTGAAGACTCGAATTGTATTTTAGGAATGCATGTTGCAGGTTCTAAGACTACTACTTGGTATGCTTTGCGAATTACTAAAGATATGATTGATAATGCCCATGATTTATTGGTTGCAGAATCTTCATGTTTTGTTTCTCATCCTACTCCTGCTGAATTTGTCGTAAAAAACAATTTAATGGGATTCGATTTTGATGATGAGATTAAGGATTTAGCAGTAGAACAAATTGGAGCTGAAGTATCTCCGATCGAGCAAATAGGTTATATCAAAAAGAATGGTGAATTGTATGCTGATCGAGCAGAAAAACACTATTTTAAAAATGAAAACCCTAAGTTAGAAGAAGCTTTTGGACCTCGCACTACACAACCTCCTAAATTTCCAAATGGGAGTGAACAAATTAATTCTACTTTGAAAAAATTGCACAATCCCAAGTTTGGAGTGCCCATTGATCTAATCAATAGGGCTGCACTAGATTATTTGGAGACATCTTTAGATGGTGCCAATTTTGACGGCATTATTAGAAGTTTGAAGGAGACTCGAGACGATTTCTTTACAGTACGCTCGATAGATGAAGCTACTCATGGAGATAATACTGGAATTGTTCGAGGTATTAACAATAATTCATCTGCTGGATGGATTTACGGCGGAAAGAAGACTACACATTTTAATATGGAAGTTGACGGTGATCCAATGGAAATCAGAGAATTATTACCTTACATCAATAAAGATCTTGTAAATCAGGAAATTTTGTGGCGTAATGGTGATGGTACTTTTGATCCTTTCAAACGGTGTTCTAAAACCAATGAACTTTTACCTTTAATGAAAGCCTTGGAAAAGACTAGATCTTTCTATGGTAATGATATGGTTTATTTTATCAATATGACTCGCGGAATTATTCCTCTAAAGCATGTGTTACGCACAAATATGCAATTGAGTGAGTGTTTTGTAGGTCTTACTGCTCAGAGTAAACAATGGAGTGCCTTGAAGGATTATTTGACTAAAGAAGATGAATTTACAAATTTTGTTTGTGGAGATTTTTCAGGTTATGACACCCAACTTCCCAAAGCTTTGCTTGATAAAGCAGCTTGGATTTTGCTAGAAATGGCAAAAAGAGGTGGAATGTCTAAATCTGATCTTCAATTTTTAAGAGGTAGCTTATCATCAGTTGTCTCTCCTACTCTTCTTTGGCAAGGGCATGTTCTCCGCATGGCAAATGGTCAACCATCTGGGCAACCTTTGACTGTAGAGATTAATAGTATAGTTAATAGCTTACTTATGCGCATGGTCTTCTTCGTTATTATGGATCGTCACTATCCTAGAAAATCACATTCTTCATTTCGAAGCTTAGTTCGTTTAGCTACTTATGGAGATGACAATGTTTTAGGTATTGATAATTCAATTCCACTTTATAATCACACTATGATTCAATCAGTATTTGCTGAATGGGGTATTCAATATACCATGGCAGACAAAAATGCAGATTCAGTTCCTTATCAGAAAGTTTCTGAAATTTCTTTTTTGAAGAGAAAATTCGTTGAACATCCTGACTTAGGAATTGTAGCACCTATTGAATATGATTCTATTGTGAAATGTTTTTATTACTGGGTTCGAACGAAAAATACCCCACTTTCATTCCCCCAACAGTTTCGCGAAGCTGTTAAATCTCAAGTCCGTGAAGCTTTTTTACATGGCCCAGAATTTTATGATGAGTTCTGCAGAGGCATCCATTTACTTCAAGAAGGTTCTCAAGAGATGAATGAAGAGTTTCAAATCAAATGGAACGGATTTATTCTCCCAACATACGATGAGATGCTTGAAGAATTGAGAGATGACTATAAGTAAACGTTACTACTTTGATTGTAACAGCCGGTTGGAACGGTGCTATTAGCAAATCAATATCCTTAGTGTATTTTGGTTACCGATGAGAGACATATTAGTGGTTTCTTATTAGGCTTCATACATGAAAGACACAGCCTTCGTGCTGATACTCTATTTAGAGTTAGGGACAGTCTCCTAGCTAAACAAATGCAAAGTGGTCTGAGCCGACCATGATGTGAATTTATTTTAGGCTTACTCACACTTACAATAAAAATACGCCTTCTACAATTCAACTTTCCGAAGTAATCCACGCTGGTGTGGATAAGTTGAATCATGTATTCCATAGGTTAACAGGAATTTCATCAAAGTTGACGGAGCAAAACGTACAAGCTAGCAAGCAATGTATTGCACCTGATACTTCAATGATTAATGACAACTTCAATCAATTAAATATCGACTTAGAGACAATTCATGAAAATGATTCTCCATCTCAAGTAGATGTTTTAGAAGAATATTCCTTAAATCCTATCTCTAGTTATGACTCTGATTTCGCGCAGCTGGTAACAGCAGCACGATTTCAATATGCTCGGATTGAGTCACAACTGAGAAGAAATTACGTCGAATCCCAATTAGCTGAAACAATGATTAGCGATTCCCCAACAAGTGAGAAAACACTATGGGCATTGCGTCTATGTTCGTATTTATATCTACAAAATTGTGAAAGATTAGGAATGGTATCTCTTGATCCTATCGCATATTGTGGTATTGTAGCATTTCAAGCTTTGCTTAGACTTGCTATAGGTTATGCTGCTACGAACAAACATTCAGTTGCATCCATTACACTTATTAAAGTTAGGCGAGAAATTGCCAAACGTATTCAGTGTTATAAGGTTGCTACATCAGCTTCTTTGTGTGCAGGTTTACGTATGAAAGGGTTTGATACTCAACAAGTTCTAGATCAAAAATATAAGATGGAGAAATATACTCGTCGATTTACATCGGCATTAGTTATTTCTTATCTTTATCAAAATCAAATGAATTTGGAAGCAGTGTTAAATTTAATTTTACCAATCTGTACGAACCCAATCGCAAAAAGAATTACAAGATATTTTAAATTTCATGTTAGTTCAAAGAAATCAGATTTAGTGTATGATGTATTGACTTACGCATTGCCTAGAATTGGTGTACAATGTACTCCATTCATTGCAAGAAAGTTAGTGAGTCTTAAAACACAAACTCGAAGTTGTATTTCTCGTCTCAAGAAATGGTATCAACCACTTCAAGCAGAAGGGAAGAACAGAGCAAATCGACCTAAAATTCGCAGTTTCCATATGGAACCTTGTGGACCTATAGGATCTATCTCTATTGTTCAAAATGATGAAAGTATGATGAATCCCAACATACCTACTGAATATACTTTAGATGAAGCTACTTCATTATTCCATCGAGGATTGATGAATTTAGAAGAATTTTTAATGTACTTAGGAGGTGTGAAGAGAGGAATTTTCGTTCATGTATCTAGAATAGATAATAAAGATGGAGAATTTGTACAGGGCATTTATAATTTGTCCTACAACACTAAATCAGAAGTATTATATGTTTTTAGAACGATCAATAAAGCATTAAACTTCCCCATGCGACGCCTTTATCAATTGATGAAGCGTGCCGCAAAATCCAATATAGCCGTAGTAATGGTTGGTCGTCAAGATGACGTCCTCCACTACTCAATGATCTGGAATGGAAAATCCGATGAGATATCAATTCTCTCTGAAACTCCCAAAGATCTGTCTGAGATTTTTAAACACAAGAAATTGTGTATAGAACTTCTTGGATCGCTTCGTCGCTATCGAAGCATTAAAGCTCAAGCAAGTACCATTTGTTTGAGAAATCCAAATCGTTATGAACCACTGGATCTTCTATTAGCACCTGCTGAAGAAGTATCAGAAGATGAATTAAGTTTAACTTATTCATTGGATGGAAAAGAACTTCAAACTTCTATTCCAAAGGTCGAGAATTTTACCATACCACATTTACCTAAAGAATTAAATTTTATAAGTAATGTGTTAGAGTTGCAAGACGATACCCAATTTGAGTCAGATGGGTATTTTAGTCAAGCTACTTGTGCGTTAAATCTCTAGTAAATCCCTGGCCCGCGCCACCAGGGTAGATTTGGGTGCCAGTTACATACTGGGACGAGCTGTTTTACAAAGAACTTTTTGTAACTCTATTGAGTCCCTATATGGAACTCTTAGAGTGAAATTTTTTTATTCTTTGTCAAGCCGCCTGTTTTTAAAGTATGTAACTCGTAT